TATGTTGGGCAAACAAATGATGTTGAACGAAGAAAAAGAGAGCATCATAGCTGCGCAAATAACGAATATAGTAAACAATATGTTGATTTATTTCATACAAAATTGCGTGAATATGGTGAAGAAAATTTTAGCTTTGAAATTTTGGAAGAAATTTTAGACGGACAAGAAGCGACGAATTTAGCTGAAATTAAATGGATTGAAAAATTAAAAACTTACTGTGGCGATAATCATGGCGGCTACAATATGAATCGCGGTGGAAAAAATCACGTACAATGGATTTATGCAGATCGTGCTGAAGCAATCCGTGAGGCAATTAAAAGCGGTTGGCCCTATGCTAAAATTACAGAGATATATGGTATTTCGCCTGGACATATAAGTAATATCAATCATGGAAAGTATTATTATAATGACAAAGAGCAATATCCTTTGTGTAATTATTATAAAGATGACCAAATTGAGCGAGCCAAAGATTTATTAATTAATTCAAATATGACCATGAAAGATATTGCTACAGAATTAAAATTAGGATATTCAACTGTTAAAAAACTAAATTATGGTAGTTTGCGTCATGACGATAGTGTTGAGTATCCACTGCGTAAAGTTAATGCCCCATCACAACGCGCGAATAAAATTAAACAGTTACTTTTCGAAGGAAAAAGTAATATTGAAATTATTCAAGAAACTGGCGCGAGTGATGAAACCATACGTAGAATTAACAATGGTATAACATATAAAGATAATAAATATACTTATCCCATTCGAAGCCTGTAACGACTATTGAGGGTCAATCCTCAAGTAGGGTGTCTATTGATACGACATTCGAAACGGATATTGGCACGTTATAAACGTGAGTTAAAATATAGTCTAGACCATTAGTAATAATGGAATAACTGACGGCTTTAATGCTTCTCACACCCTAGCTTATTCTTTGATAGCTCTTCAAGAAATGAATTTAGCTTACAAGTTTCCTATTATGTTCTGGAATTGTGCTTGTTTAATTTCTGATAGCGGCGGAGCAGAAAATGATGAAGAAACAGAAGAAGATGAAATTTTTTATGAAGAAATTGAATATTCTCCTATGGAAGAATTTTTTACTAATGATTTAGAAGATGAAGATGAAGATGAAGAAGAAAGCTTAACGACAAAGAAAAAAAAGAAAGCAAAAAATGCCAATTACGGAAAAATCGCAACAGCTATAGGTAAAATCAAGTCTTCTGGAGTAGAAGTAGCTCCACCTGATATTAACAAGTCTAATTTTACCTTTTATCCAGATGTAGAAAATAATACTATTCGCTATGGGCTTAGTGGTATTTCTAAAATTGGCGAAGATTTAGTGAAAGCAATTATAGATAATAGACCATATTCTTCTGTTGCTGATTTAACAAATAAGGTAAAAATTAATAAAGCACAGGTTATAAATCTTATTAAATCTGGGGCTTTTGATGCTTTTGGAGATAGAGTTGATATAATGCGTGAATACGTAATTAGTATTAGTGACACCAAAAAGAAAATTACTTTACAGAATATGAAAATGTTAATTGATTTTGGTTTAATTCCAGATGATTTTGATTTACAGCGCAGAGTTTATAATTTTAACAAATATGTTAAGAAACTAAAATGGGAAAATTATTATGCTTTTGATGAAATTGCTTTAGCTTTTTATGAAAAACATTTTGATATGGATAAATTAATTCCCACGGATTATTCTGAAAGTGGTTTTATGATTAAGCAAACTGATTGGGATAAGATTTATAAAAATCATATGGATATTATTCGCCCTTATGTACAAAAAAACAATAAGGAACTGTTAAATGCAGTGAATAATCGACTGATAGCAGAAACCTGGGATAAGTATTGTCTTGGGAATCTAAGTAAATGGGAGATGGATGCGGTTTCTTTCTATTCTCATGGCCATGAATTAGAAGGAATTCGAAAGGGCGCCTATAATATTACGGATTTCTTTGAAATCCCAGAAAAACCCGTTGTTGAAAGAATACTTCCCATGAGGGGTAAACAAATTCCTTTAATGAGATTGTATAGAATAGCTGGTACCGTCTTGGATAGAGATAAGGCAAAGAAAACTGTTACTCTACTAACAACCGAAGGAGTTGTAACAGTAAAAATTTATGGGCAGGTCTTTGCTCATTATGATAAACAAATTTCCGAAAAGGGTACGGATGGAAAGAAGCATGTAATTGAAAAATCAATGTTTGCCAGAGGCAACAAAATTATTGTTTGCGGCATAAGAACTGGTGACAATGAATTCTTGGCCAAGAAGTATTCTCGCACTCCTTATCATCTTGTCGAAAAAATCGAGGAGGTTTGCGACAATGGCTATTTAAAAATCAGTTGTCGCGAAACAGAGTAAAAATGAGTATTGGTTTGTATGATATGGATATGGCAACATATACTCTTGTGCCATTTAATTTAGAGCTAATGAAGTTATCGGCTTATTACAAAAAGAAAAGGGAGATAGTAATCCTATCTCCCACTTTCACACCAGAGCGACATCAGAAATTTATTCTGCGTAAAGATTATGATGATGGGAATTATCCTTTAGGCTTAACCTCAAAAAAGAATATTGAATACGGCGGCTATGCCTTTTCAAATGGATTATATGTGCCTATGAAAGAAGAAATTGAGACAATGCATCCAGATACGATGTTGTATGCAAATATGGAAAAAACTATTTTAAATGCAGCTGGTCGTGATTAGAAAAAAATTTTTTAGAATATGATGGAAGCTGAACATTGTCGTCTTTCTCTTGACAACAGAACTATTTGGGAAAATTATCCAAAACAATTTAAATTCTTAAAAACTGCGCGCAATTTAATATTCCACGACTACGACCTTGGTAAAATTGAGGGAAGTTATGAAGAAGTAAAAAAAATATTAGCTCGCGCCAGAACTGATGGCTGGGCCACTAGAATAGGTATGAAGTTCCCAGTTACAGTAACTCATGGGCAAGACTTATTAAATTGGGTGTCATTTAAACCCAATAGTACCTTTTATTCCTTAAGATATGATGGTGTTATAGACAATGAAGCTTTTCAAGATTTCATTAGCATTTGTAAGGAAAAATCAATATATAAGCAATTAGAATATTATATTACAGCTTCTTCAAAAGATGAAAAAGAATTTTTGGATAAATATATCATTGAAGTTTTTCATTAGGTAATAAAATCCAGAAGTTATCGAGTGTTTTTTTCACTTAAGTACGAGGAGGATTTTTTCTCTGATAAACGTTGGGAAAAAGTTATAGATTTATTTAATTTTTATCATAATAGCATGGCAACATTGAAACAGTCAAATTATTATCAAAAAATTCGCAATGATACTTTGTATGACTTTGCTAAGCATACCTATGATGAAATACCTAGAATTTATCGTGCTGGTATGACAAGATAGGAGATTAGAGAAATCTTTAACTTTGTTAGAGAAAAAAAGCCCGAATTATTTGATGAATTTTATGAATGTAATATTAATAGTTTGGGAGGATAAAATGTCTTTAGAAATAAAGAAAAAAATTGAAAAACTGAATGAGGAATTAGAAAGTAAAATGAGATTTGATACTTTTACTTTAAATCCCGATGTTGTTAAAATTCAAAAAGAAATAGTAAAATTGCAAAAACAATGTGAGCATGAATTTAATCAAACAGAGAGAGTTTGCGTTTATTGTGGGGTGATGCGATGAAAGATATAAAAGTTATTAAAAGAAATGGTAATGAAGTATCTTTTGACAGCAGCAAAATCACTAAGGCAATAGAAAAAGCAATTTTAAGTTTGGATGGTAATTTAGCTCAAAAATATATTGCAGAAAATGTAACCAGAAGTGTAGAAAGTTATATTGAATATCATGATATATTAGAAATTACCGTAGAAAAGATTCAGGATTTGGTAGAAGAACATTTGATGTTAGGCCCTAGACAAGACATTGCAAAAGAATACATTCGCTATCGCTATAAGCGAGAAATGGCGCGTAGTCAATATGATGATTTGATGCAGGTCGTTGGCGAAAAACTAAACGCAACAAATGTTCAAAATCAAAATGCCAATGTTGATGAACATTCATTTGGCGGAAGAATGGGTGAGATGAACGGGGCAGTCGCGCGAAAGTATGCTTTAGATTATATCATTAGTCCCATGGCAAGACAAAATCACGAGGAAAATATGGTTTATATTCATGATTTAGATGCTTATGCAGTTGGCATGCATAACTGTTTAACCATTCCTTTTGATGATTTATTGGCCAATGGGTTTAATACTCGTCAGACAGATGTGCGCCCTGCTCAATCTGTAAGCACCGCATTCCAGCTGATAGCCGTTATTTTTTAGCTTCAAAGTCTTCAGCAGTTTGGTGGTGTTAGCGCAAGTCATATCGATTGGACAATGGTTCCATATGTTCGCAAGAGTTTCGCGAAACATTATATGACTGGATTAAAATATTTCTATGGTATAGATGATATTGCCAAAGAAGATGTAGATAATTTTTATAAATGTTCTATTAATGATACTTTTATGTACGACCAAGAAATAGCATATAATTATGCTATGGATATGACAGAAAAAGAAATCTATCAGGCAGTTGAGGCGATGTATCACAATCTTAATACGCTACAATCTCGTAGTGGCAACCAGCTTCCATTTACTTCTATTAACTATGGAACTTGTACTTGGCCTGAAGGACGTCTAATTACCAAAGCGATTCTTGATATTTCTATTAAAGGAATTGGTTCCTTACACAAAACCAGTGTATTTCCTTGCGGCATTTTCCAATGCATGAGGGGTGTTAATCGTCATCCAGGCGACCCCAACTATGATTTATTCAAGTTAGCGCTTCGTTCTACTGCGCAAAGATTGTATCCAAATTATGCAAACGTTGACTGGACTGTTAATGCTGGTTATGACCGTGAAGACCCAAGAACTTACGTTTCAACAATGGGTAAGTGAAAACTGCAGCCCATTTAAAATCTTTTGAACCACGCCCGTGGGTGTCTCGAAAGAGGCTAACGGTTAGGTCTTAAAATTCACAGGGTTCAAATTTTAAGATGAGACCGTGCTAAGATTCATCATAATATTCACTGTGAGGTGATATTATGGAAATATATAAAATTACCAATAAAATAAATGGAAAAATTTATATTGGTCAAACAATTCGTCCAGCTGAATGTCGTTTTAATAGACATATAAATGATGCCATGCATAATATACTTAATACACATTTTGCACGCGCCATAAGAAAATATGGCCCAGATAAATGGTAGTTAGAAGTTATTGATATTGCAACAACATAGGATGAATTAAATCTAAAAGAACAGTATTGGATAAGATATTATAACTCTGTTGAAGAAGGATATAATGAAACCGATGCAATAAATAAATGCGGAGGTAATACATATTAGTCTAAAACAGAAGAAGAAATGAAAGCTATAAAAGAAAAACTCCGCCAATCGAAAATTGGAGCAAAAAATCCAATGGCACGTAAAATAAAGAAAATAAATATTTTAACTGGTGAAGAAGAAACATATGACACAATTATTTCTTGTGCGAAATCTTGCGGAATAAAAGGCGGAAAAACTTCTATAACTTAGCGTTTAAATGGACAGATAAAAAGTCCTTATAAAAATACTTGGCTTTTTGAATATTATGATGAATAAAGTGTATCGACTATCCCTGATGAATGTAAGGGAGTAGGATGTGAGATAGGCACACATCCGAAGCAGAAGACTACATGAAAATGTAGAAGATATAGTCAGTGCCGATGGTGACATCGGATAAAATGTGCAGAACCTATAATGGGTATGATATTAATGGACTTGGGTATTTAAAAGACGGTCGTGGTAATATTGCTCCTGTTACAATCATTCTCCCTACTTTGGCCATGATGGCAAAAGAGGCTTTTATAAATGAATATGATGATAACATTATAGATGTTTTTATGGAACTTCTTGACACAAAAATCCATGAGGCTCGTGATATGCTTATTGAGCGATTTGAATGGATTTGTTCCCAACCTTCCAAATCTGCAAAATTTATGTATGAAAATGGTCTTATGGTAGGTTATGTTCCAGAGGAAGGAATTCGTTCCGCTTTAAAACATGGCACTTTGGTAATAGGACAGTTAGGCTTAGCAGAAACCTTGCAAATTTTAATTGGGTGCGACCACACTGAAAGAAAAGGTATGGAATTAGCAAAAAGAATTGAAGCTTTATTTAACAAACGCTGTGCTGAATTTAAGAAGGAGTGTCAATTAAATTTTGGTGTTTATTATACTCCTGCAGAGAATCTCTGCCATACAGCAATGAAGAAATTCCGCGCTAGATATGGAATCATTCCAAATGTTTCAGACCACGAATTTTTTACTAATTCAATGCACGTTCCAGTCTGGAAAGAAATGTCTGTATTTGAAAAAATAGACATTGAAGCAGAATTAACGGGTTATTCTAATGCTGGTTGTATCACTTATATTGAACTGGATAGTACTGTGAAAAATAATATAGATGCTCTAGAGACTATTGTAAATTATGCTATGGATAAAGATATTCCATATTTTGCTATCAATGTTCCCAATGATACTTGTTTAAGTTGTGGTTATTGCGATGAATTTAATAACAGTTGCCCCGTTTGTGGTAGTGAAGAAATTCAACAATTAAGAAGAGTAACTGGCTACTTGACTGGCAATTACAAAACCGCTTTTAACAAAGGCAAGCAGCAAGAAGTAGAAAAGAGAGTGAAGCATAAATGATGCGTTATTCTGGCATTATTTTTAATGATACATCTGCCGCACCAGGAATCTGTTTAACTTTTTTTACACAGGGATGTCCTCATAGATGCTCCGGCTGTCATAATCCTGAAACATGGAACTATGATGGCGGATTAGAGTTTACTAGTGATACTCTTAGATAGGTTTTAACAGGTCTTAAAAAGAATGGTATAAATCGTACATTTTGTATTATGGGTGGTGAACCACTCTGTGATAGAAATATTTTTTTAACAGCGCTTTTAATTCAAGAGGTAAAGAAAAATTATCCAGATCAAAAAATATACCTTTGGTCTGGATATGTTTATGAAGATTTGTTAAATAGAAAAGATAATAAAACAAATTATATACTTGACAATATAGATTATCTAATAGATGGTCCTTATATAGAAGAACTAAGAGATATAACTCTTCCTATGAGAGGCAGTTCTAATCAAAGAATAATTCAATTAAATTAAATTTGATTTTTTCTAAAAAAAATGTTATAATATTTATAGAATAAAGGTAAGGAGAATTATATAATGCTAAAAACAGAAAATATTCGTGTATTTAATTTCGAAGGTGCTTTAAGAGGCTTGCGTAATCCCAAAGATTCCTGGCATCTAAGCGATAGTAAATATGGTCTTTGTGCCGCAGGTCATGTTGATTGTGAAGCTGAAGTAGTTACAGCCTGGGAAAATATGTATCCAGAAAATAATGTAGATTATTTTAATTGGCTAATTGATAATGGTTATATCAACCATGAGAATGGATGTTGTGAATATGCTTTTATTGGCCCCAAGGACATGAGATTGGCCCAGCTAATGATTGGTGCTGGTACAGACGAAGCAAAATTTACTCGCCAAATTTTTATTTCTATGGATATTACTGCGCCTTTGTATTGGTAAATTCTTTCTGCCAATGAAATACTTTTCCTGGTTATCGCCAGGGGTCGCTTCAGCGGCTAACGGGGAACCACCCTTTGGAATCCCGTGGGAAACTTATTTGTATCAAAATCTTATAGTGTTTGAAACCTTTTTCTACTTATAAATAGAAGGAGGGATACTAATGGAAA